GCAAAGAAAAAAATGCAGATTACCCTGTTACTATATCTACATGGCAATCAATATATAAGTTTCCAAAAACATGGTTTGAAAATTTTGACGTTGTGTATGGTGATGAAGCACACAATTTTAAAGCGAAGTCCTTGACTACTATATTAGATAAGTGTGTGAATGCTCCGTACAGAATAGGCACTACAGGCACATTAGACGGAGCAAAGACACATAAGCTAGTGTTAGAAGGCATCTTTGGCACAGTAAAGAAAGTTATTACTACTAAAAAATTGATGGAAAATGATGCAATTGCTAATCTTGATATAACTTGCCTTGTATTAGAATATTCAGATAAAGAGCGTAAAGAAGTTAAAGGAATGACATATCAAGAAGAAATGGATTGGTTAGTAAGTCATCCTGTTAGAAATACATTTCTTAAAAATCTCTGTACTACGCAAACAGGTAACACTCTTGTTTTATTTCAATTCGTTGAGAAGCACGGGAAAGTGCTTTACGACCTTATAAATAATAAGGTAGGGGGTGAAAGAGATGTGTTTTTTGTTTACGGTGGCACCGACACCGAACAAAGAGAAGAAATAAGAGCTTTGACAGAAACAAAAGATGATGCTATTATTGTTGCATCATACGGAACTTTCTCTACAGGCATCAACATAAGAAATTTACACAACATAGTATTTGCAAGTCCTAGTAAGTCTCGCATAAGAAATTTACAATCTATCGGTAGAGGACTTAGAAAGGGTAACAACAAAACAAGCTGTAACCTTTTTGATATAGGAGATGATATTTCTTGGAAATCAAAAAAGAATTATACATTAGGTCATATGGTCGAAAGAGTAAAAATATATAATGAAGAAGGTTTTAAATACAAACTCGTCAAGGTACCAATAAATGCAAAATAATTACAGGATCGTAAATTTAATTAATGGACTTAACATAGTTGGAAATGTATATTTTGATGAAAAAGATGTAATCATATCTTATCCCTTAGAAATTGCAGCAAAACCTATATCAGATGAGAAGGGAAATATAATAGGAGAGAATATGGTTCTAAGACCATATCTTGTAATGACTGATGACTCTGACGTAATTATTGAAAAGATTTCGGTGATCTCTTCTTCTTCTCTAAGTGAAAGACTTTTTGAATCTTATGAACAAATGGTAGAAAATGTTTACAATAAACCAATTTCTTTTGAGGGTAACTTCTTTAAAGAAGATAATAAAGAAGATAATATAGAAGAACTTCCTGAAGACATACAGGCTATGAATGAAGAAGAACTAGATTATCTAGACGAACAGCTAGAAAAACTAATTGGTGATAAGAAAGAGACCTATCATTAGAACTTCCCTTTCTTCCTAACAATACAAGTATAACAACACGGCGATCTTATGTCAAGCATTTTTTTCGCTTGACAAGGAAAAAATTTTATAGTATTATTACATTATGATTTTTTATTTGGAGTAGTAAATGAGCAAAGAAAAAAGTGCCCACTATGTTGATAACAATAAATTTTATCAAGAGATAAGTAAGTGGAAGAAAGAGTGGGACGAAGCAGTAGCTAATGATGAGCCTACACCACAGTGTACAAATTATTTAGGCGAATGTTTCGTTAAAATATCAAATCATTTGGCTTATAAATCTAACTTTGTAAATTATACTTTCCGAGATGAAATGATCCTGGACGGCATTGAAAACTGCTTGCGGTACGCCGATAGATTCAATCCAGAAAAATCTAAAAATCCTTTCGCATATTTTACACAAATTACATACTATTCTTTTATTCGCCGCATCAAGAAAGAAGCTAGACAAACTGAAACGGCTATGAATTATTTGCAGAGTATTGATTTGCAGCAGCTATTGGATGAAGTTGAAGGAGATTCCGGTAGTTATGAATATCTCAAATGGGTCCAGACTCAAGTTGATCTGAATGCTAAGGATAAGCAAAATTTGAATACTGTTTCGGACAACAAGGCACCGAAAAGAAGACCTAAATATTTTGATAAAGAAGAAGAGCTTGACATTTGACCTAAATAATAATATAATGGTTCTAACACTGATAGAAACAGGTTTATATTATGAAAATTCGTTATTCCGAAATGTTTTACAGTTTCCAAGGTGAAGCTGAACTTGCCGGAACTCCAACAGTATGGCTCCGCTTTTTCGGGTGTAATTTAGAATGCAATGGTTTCGGTCAACAGAATCCGGCTGACGAATCATCTTACGAACTCCCATACAAAGACTTTGACCCTGATAGCGTAATTGCAGTTGAAGAGTTGCCTGTATGGGAATACGGGTGTGATTCTTCATATTCATGGTCTAAGCGTTTCAAACATTTGGCACAAGACACTACGCCAGAAGGCGCCGCTGATAAGTTTGTAAATTTATTGCCCCACGGTGAATTCACACATCCAGAAACAGGTCAAGAAAATATGCTTGCTTTTACAGGCGGCGAACCTATGTTGCAACAACTTAGAATGCAAGCAATTTTACAAGAATTGATTGACCGAGGTAACTTCCCTAAAATAATAACTGTAGAAACTAATGGAACTAAGCCTTTAAAAAAAGAACTTGAAACCTTCATCAATAACATATTGGTAGATTTGGGTGTAAGATGGCACTGGGCTATAAGCCCTAAAATTCTACATACTTCAGGCGAGAAAGACGCAGTACATGTAGAAACTTTTATGAGCTATCTAGAAAATGTTTGTAGTACTGGTTGTTTAAAATTTGTATGCAATGGTTCAGAACAGTCTTGGCTAGAAATAGAAAATCATGTGAAAGAAGTAAAATTGTATTGTGATCAAGCTGAAATAGACTGCCCTGACATTTGGATCATGCCTGTAGGTGCTACAAAAGAAGCGCAAGAAAGTATTGCTTTTATAGCCAATGAAGCGATGGAAAGAGGATACAAAGTAGCTACTAGAAATCATGCGTATGTCTATGGCAATCAGATTGGAACTTAATTATGAAATACGAAGACGGCAAACTTTTTATTAGATGGCAGGATATAGATTATTTCTGTTTAGAAATAGCACATGTTGCAAGAGAAAAAAACATCGAAGAAGTAGTTGGAATATCAAGAGGCGGATTGATACCAGGGGTTATAATTTCACATTTACTTGAAGTACCTTTTTCTTCTTTCGTTTGGGAAACTAGAGACGGAGAACGAAAAGATGTGTCCAAAGTCTTTCATTATAATGATCCTAAATATCTTATAGTTGATGATATGGTAGATAGCGGTAAAACTATTTTAGATGTCATGACTTTAGCCCCTGAAGCATCAACGGCAGTTTTATTTAATAAAAGAGAAGATATATTGCTTGACATAGTAGGACAAACTTTGTATAATGTTAGTGAATGGGTTTGCTTCCCCTGGGAGAAAGAATGAGAACTTCAACTATAAGGCAAGTACCGCATATTTCGTCTGGATCATCTGGACCCGACACGATGTATGTAGTAGATTTTTATGAAGATGAAGAAAGAATAGAAACTAGAGAGTTTCCAAATAAAAGTATACATTATGCTGAATCAGCAGCTAGAAACTGGGATACGGGGATCATAGAAAATGATAAGTGATATAATTAAAGAGAGAATTGTCAACGCAAATAGACGGTATTACGCTGCGGATAATATTTCTGAGTTTATCATGGACGATGAAAAAGAACAGCTAATTGACGAAGTGGCTCAAAAATTTGAGACAGTCATTGACAGTTTAGTGATTGATAGAGATAATGATCCTAACAGTCAAGACACTGGGCGCCGTATGGCAAAAATGTATATCAATGAAATTATGTCTGGTCGTTATGATGAAATGCCCAATCCTAACTCTTTTCCTAACTACATAGACAATGGCTATGAAGGTATGTTGGTAGTTAGAAGTGAATTGAAAAGCGTTTGTTCACACCATCATCAGCCTGTTACAGGAACAGCATATATTGGTATCATTGCAGGCGATAAACTACTAGGACTTAGTAAGTATACAAGAATCGCTCAGTGGTGTGCCATGCGTGGAACTCTTCAAGAAGAATTGAATGTTATCATTGCAGATGAAATACAAAAGCACACCGGAGCAGAGCATGTCGGTGTTTATATTCAGGCAACTCATGGTTGCTGCGAAAACCGTGGTATCAAAGCCCATAGTTCTTTGACACAAACAACTGTGCTTCGAGGAAGTTTCTTTACTGACCCTTCTACAAAGAAAGAATTCTTTGATAATATTAAACTACAACAGGATCACGCTTGTTAATGAGAATAAAGCCAACAGACAGACAGGTTGTAGTAGACCTAGAAACACTCAGCACACGACCAAACTCCTGCATCGTTTCTATAGGCGCAGTTGCATTTAACTTGCAAGAAGGAATACTTGATGAATTTTTCATTAATGTAGATGCTAGTGACTGCCGTGATCATGGATTACATATAGACCGAAATACAATTGAATGGTGGAAGAATCAATCTAAAGAAGCACAAGAATCTTGGCAGAAAGACCCCCAACCTCTTGACTATGCACTAGAGAAGTTTGCTGACTTTTATAAAATAGGCAATCCTATATGGGGCAACGGTTCTAGTTTTGATATTACAATTCTAGAATCTGCCTACTATGCCATAGGTTGGGATAAGGATAAAGATTATGGCAAACATCTGCCCTGGAAGTTTTGGGACATTTATGACATGCGTACATTGACCAGTATACTTGGAAGAAAGATCGAAAAGACAGGTGTCAATCATAATGCACTTGACGATGCCATGGCAGAAGCAAAACTATTGATTGAGATGTTAAAATCGTGAAGTTAGAATATGTAGCTTCAGGCACATCATTTATGCAGCTTGCGAGATTAAAAGGCAATCCAGAAGCTGCTGCCGTAGTTAATGATATGTTTACTGACATATTTGGCAATCAATCTGGACACACCTTTTCTATTTTATATAATGCCTGGGCAGAAAGCTCTTACGGTGAAAAGTTGAGCGTGTTAAAGCCGTCTATTCATAACTTACATGCAGACTCAGGCGGGTTGCAAATGGTTACACTCGCTCATAAAATGCCTAAAGGCACTAACATGAACGACCTTAGAGAAGAGGTTTATCAGAATCAGTCTCAGTGGGCTGACATAGGAATGAGTTTTGATGAGATACCTGTAATCACTACAGGAGCATCAGACAGGAATGACACTAGCAATCGTTATTTTGACAGAGAGAATCGTCAAAAGTATGCACAACAAACTGCTGATAATGTTGCCCGTCAAATTGAAGTATTTAAAGAGAACAACAGTTCCTGTAAACCATTTATGATTTGTCAAGGCGGCGATTTAGAAACATATCTTGAATGGATAGATACTATATTAAAAACTGTACCGAAAGAAGATCATTTTCGTATAGGCGGAGTGGCGATGGGAGGGGCTGCATTAGGTACTGGTCCGTTAGAAGATATTCAGAAAGCCTTCTTTGCTAGTCAGGTTCCTGTTAGAGATGAGAATGGAAAACTTCATCTACATGTTTTAGGTGTAGGTTCTATTAATAGGATGATACCTTATCTCATATTTTTACACACTGGATTATACGGTGATGTACATATCTCATACGATTCTACTACACATTCTAGAGGCGTAGAAACCGGTATGTATTATATTAGAGGGTCGATTAACAACGGAGATTATATTCCTGGCTCTGGAAGAACAATGAATTTTACTAGGGCAAGAAGTGCAGACTCCGTAGTGATAGGAGAACCAAGAGAGTCACATCCAGATATACAATACGATATTCTAATGAATGACATAAACCGTGTTTACGATCTTGGTATGACAAAGGAAAGATTCCACGAATGTTTGAATGTCCCTTCAGTTCCTTATAAAGAAAAATACGGAGAACTAAGCACTTGGTATACTGCAAGAACTGCACTGTGCAGTGTGTCTATAAAAAACTTCATGGATGAACTTGAAGAACTTATAAACGATAAAAATAAGCTATGGGAACTAGCTGATAAAAGATACCCTGGAATATCAGGACAACAACTTTTTGATGTTAAAGATATAGATTCTTTCAATGCTTGGATGGGCCGTTGGGGTAGTATCTTTAAAGAAAAAAAGAAATCAAAAAGCATCTCACATGTTAAACCATCAGAGAAAGAAACATTAGAAGATTTATTTTGTTAAAGAAGGAATTATATTATGGATCCGAAAAAAGTTAGAAATGCAATTGTAGAAATTTCAAACTCCATGACCCGAATGGATGCTGAAAGAGACTTGGTTAAAGAGATTGTGAATAAGGTTCATGAAGAAGAACTCTTGGATAAAAGAGTAATCCGAAAAATGGCTAGGGTATATCACAAGCAGAACTTTGCCGAAGAAACTACCATCAACGAAGAATTTGAAACAACATTTAAAAATATTATGTCTTGACACAATCAAATTTTAGTGTTATCATGTAATGGTAAACTTGAGGAATTTGATATGAATATATTTGCTTTAGACCAAGACCCTGTTGTTTCGGCACAAATGCACTGTGATCGCCATGTCGTGAAGATGATAATTGAGTACGCTCAACTTATGTCTACTGCACACCGTGTACTTGACGGCACAATGTATCAAGGTAAAACTGCCAACAATCGTAATATAAAAAGATGGCGTTTGACTGATACCGTTCTGGAAAACAATGTCTACAAGGCCTCACACATAAATCACCCTTCAGGCATTTGGACGAGGGCAACTAAAGCAAATTATGAATATATGTTCAGGTTATGGTCTGCTCTGTGTCAAGAGTACACTCACCGATATGGTAGAATCCACTTGACACAGAGTAAACTTGAACATATAATATGTAATACTCCTTCAAACATACCTGAAGGTGATCTAACAGAAATTCCACAAGCAATGCCTAACGATGCAAAGTTGCCTAATGTGATTGAAGCATATCGTAACTATTATCGTATTTACAAACGAGGCTTTGCTAAGTGGACTAAACGACAAATACCGGAGTGGTTTGATGCCAGTAACGTCTAGGAAAATAAAAGTATCTTTTCAGAAAGAAGGTGTACACAGGTATCCTAACGCACCTAAAGGTGTAGAATTTCTTAAACATCCTCATCGTCACATATTTCATTTTTATGTGACGCTTGAGGTTTTTCACAATGACAGGGATGTAGAATTTATTTTGTTCAAGCGTGATCTTGAAATTCTTTTTAGGGCTGACATTATGCAAGCTGATAATAAGTCATGCGAAATGTTAGCAGAAGATTTACTAGACTATATTGAAGTAAACTATCCAGGTAGATTCGTTCAAGTTGAAGTTTATGAAGATGATGAGAATGGAGCAATATTAGATAATGCGTAAACTATTTTACATTGGTTTAGAATCTTATGAGAGCCGCTACACTCTACAGTTACAAGAATGGAATGAACGAGTATTCAAGTTACAAGGCATTGACTATGAAGTTATTCAAGGAGAAGAACTTGATAACTCTAAGGCTATTGTAACAGGAAGTGTGCTTGATGCACACGGCAGAACCTACTATAGTTTGTCGCAGCACATGAATCTTATTCAGAAGATGAAGAATGGTGAAGTGACAAGTGATGATGTTATATTCTATGAAGATATGTTTACTCCAGGACTTGAATGTTTGCCATACATTATGGATCAAAGTCCAGAAGGATATAGACCCAAAGTGTTTCTACGCTTCTTGGCACAAACTGTTGACCCAGACGATTTTCTAATTCGTGAAGGTATGTTTGATTGGATGCGTAAGTATGAAGAAATGGTCGATCAGTTTGTTGATGGTATCATGGTAGCATCAGAAGAATTTGTAGCGCATCTTCGTATTGCAGGATTCAAGAAACCAATTTATGTGACAGGGTTGCCTTACGGTAAGTCAGAAGTATTAGAACGAGTAACACCTACAAAAGAACTCAAAGACAGAACAAAACGTGTATGTTTTTCTTCTCGCTGGGATGATGAGAAACTGCCACATTTTTACATGGACTTGGCTGAAGAATACTACAAAATAGATACTGAAATGGAGTTTGCTATTTTCTGTGGTCATCCTGAACTAAAGAGCAACAATCAGGTCTATGTAGATAGAGCAATGAAACTTCAGTCAGGAAACACAGCAAACTTTAAAATATATACAGGTCTAAAGAAGAATGAATACTACAGTTTGTTAGCTGATAGTCAGGTACTTTTCAATTGTGCGCTACAAGATTGGGTCAGTAATACGGTCAGTGAGGCAGACACTATGGGCTGCTTCACACTGTTCCCAGCATATAGAAGTTTTCCTGAGGTTTTTGCCAACAACGCTAATCACATGTATGTTCCTTGGTCAATAGACGATGCAATAGAAAAATTGCAAAGAATGATTGTCTCTATTGACACAGACAGTTTAGATAAGTATAATATAGGTAAGATAAGTGATTATCAAAATGGAACAATAGGCAGAACCATTGAATGTATGTTAGACGGTGAGAACTCTTCCTACTTGAGAGGTCACACTGATTATCGTAAATCCGTAACAAAGGCAAAATATGAAAGATAGTGTATTGGTTACAGGTGGTAATGGTTACATAGGAACACAAACAGTCATGCAGTTGAAAGCTGCAGGTTATGAACCTGTTGTTGTAGATTGGGTTGCAGACACAACTAAGAACTCTTATACTTGCTCATTTGATGATAATGTTGTTTTAGATATTATGAAAAGGCACAACATTAAATCAGTGATACACTTTGCTGCTGACCATGAAGTGGGTCGCAGCGTTGAGGAACCATCAGTGTTCTACAATAATAATGTTGTTAGCAGCATCAGGTTTCTTGATAAGTGTATTCAGGCAGGTGTTGAAAAATTTATCTTCAGTAGTTCTAGTAGCGTATATGGTGATGACCCAAAATTTCCTACAACAGAAAATAATAGAAAAAATCCCATGTCGCCTTATGGTAGAACAAAAGACATGTTTGAAGAAGTATTGAAAGATTATGATAGAGCTTACGGTATTAAAACACTGGCTCTTAGATACTTCAATGCTGCGGGTGCTGATCCATTGAACAGGCACGGTTACTGTCAAGATGTTTACTCACATTTAGTTCCCATTCTTGCTAGATGTTTTGGGCAGGATCTCCCTTTTACTATTTTTGGTAGAGACTACGACACACCTGACGGGACTTGTATAAGAGATTATACTCATGTTTATGATATTGCAGATGCACACATAAAAGCATTAGAATATGAAGGACCAGAGAGGGTATTTAACATAGGAACAGGCAAAGGTGAAAGTGTTATAGATGTTATAAACGCTTTTGAGGATTATACAGGAAAGAAAATACAAATAAATTATGAAGGAAGAAGACTTGGAGATCCGGCGCAAACATTTGCAAACATCGATCTTGCAATAAATTATTTGAACTGGAATCCTATATATTCAATTGAAGATATTGTAGAACACGCATACAAGTGGGAGAATAGGTAATGCACTATAGCACAAAAAAGTATGGTCACAATGTTGGTCTATCAGCAGTATTCAGGCAGCCAAATGCAGATCATTCTCATTGTAGTCTACTACATGGGTATAGTCTAGCATTTACTTTTACCTTTGCATGTGAGGAACTAGATAACAAGAATTGGGTTGTAGATTTTGGTGGTCTTAAAGAATTGAAAAATTGGCTAGAAGAAAATTTTGATCACAAACTTGTATTAGACAAAATGGACCCCTATCTAGCTGACTTCTATGATCTACAACATAAAGGTTTGGCTGAGATAGTTATAATGGACGGAGTGGGTGCAGAAAAGTTTGCTGAACATGCATTCAATTTTGCAGACGAACTTGTTGTTACCATGACTGACGGAAGGTGTTGTTGTGTTAAAGTAGAAGTAGCAGAGCATGGCGCTAACTCAGCAATTTACGAGGTTTAAAATTGAAGTTTGCAATGGTAACAGATTTGCACTTTGGTGCAAGAAGCGATTCTAAGCATTTTGATTCTCATTTCAGAAGATTTTATGAAGAAGTTTTTTTCCCTGAACTTGAAAGGCAAGGAATAAAAACAGTCTTTGATCTTGGGGATACCTTTGACAGAAGAAAGTATATCAATTATAATACTCTTAAAAACTGTAAAGAGTATTTCTTTGATAAGTTACAGGAAGCTAATATAGATTTACACATGATACCTGGTAATCATGATACTTACTTTAAGAATACAAACGATGTAAATTCTCCTAACCTACTATTGAGTGATTATAAAAACATTACTCTCTACGAGAAAGTTACTGAAATTAAAATGGGCGAGAGCAAAGTGTTGTTCGTGCCTTGGATATGCAGTGAAAATTATGAAGAATCTTTTAAAATTATTTCCAAGTCAGAAGCTGACATCTGTTTGGGACACTTTGAGTTTTCTGGTTATCAGATGTATCGTGGATCCCCTAATCCTCATGGTATGGATCCTTCTATTTTTAGTCATCTTCCTATGGTTGTTAGTGGTCATTTCCATCACAGGCATACTAAAGGCAATATCACATACATGGGAAACCCTTATCAAATAACATGGTCTGATTGGGATGATCCTAGAGGGTTTGCACTTTATGACACTAACAAAAAAGAAATTGAATACATTAACAATCCAAATGAAATATTTCACAAAATATATTATGATGATACAACCGAATCTGGCAGAGATGACATTGAATCTATTGATTATTCTCTTTATGAAAATTGTTGTATAAAGGTAATTGTTACAAAGAAAACTGACTTTGGGAAGTTTGATACCCTTATAGATAATTTGTATCAATGTAATTTAATTGAATTGAAAATAATTGAAGACTTGTCGGAATTTGAAGATGAGGCAATAGGTGAAGACGTTGACTTAGAAGACACTATGTCATTGTTAAAAGAATATGTTGATGGCATTGAAGTTAATGTTAATAAGGAAACATTGAAAACATTACTTCAAACAATATACGTTGAAGCTCAGGATCATGCATGATAAATTTTTCTACTATACGTTATAAAAACTTCCTATCTACAGGAAATGCTTTCACCGAAATACAACTAAACAGAAGTAGCAGTACTCTCATACTAGGAGAGAATGGCGCAGGTAAGTCTACTCTGTTAGATGCTATTACTTTCGCACTTTTCAACAAGCCCTTTAGAAATATATCTAAGCCGCAATTGATAAACACTATCAATCGTAAAAAAATGGTTGTTGAGGTTGAGTTTACCATAGGATCTAAGTCTTATTTGGTTCGGAGAGGAAGTCAGCCGAGTATTTTTGATATTGAAATTTCAGGTGAGTTAATAGATCAGAATGCAAGTATACGAGATTATCAAAAATATTTAGAAGAAAGCATTCTAAAACTAAACTACAAATCATTTACTCAGATTGTTATTCTTGGTAGTGCTTCATTCACTCCTTTTATGCAGTTGACTCCTAATATTCGCCGTGAGATTATTGAGGATATTTTAGACATTCGCATCTTTACTACAATGAAAGAAGTACTGAAGACTAGGATGACTGACTTAAAGGGCAAGTTATCTGAGATAGAAACTGAACTAACCATAACTAAAGAAAAAGCAAATATACAGAAAAAGTACATAGAAACTTTAGAGACAGACAAGCAGGAAAAAATAGAAAAAATAATTGATGAAATAAATTCCACCGAAAGTACTATTAATACTTTGCTTTCACAGGTTAAATTCGATAATGAAGTCAAAGACAAATATGGGGACATAGAAAGCAAGCGCAAAAAGTTAGAATCCTTTAAACTGGATTTTACAAGAAAAATAAAGGAACAGAAAAAAGAATTATTATTTTATGCTGATCATGATGATGGTCCTAGCTGTAAGCAAGGGATACCTCAAGAATTTAAAGAAGAAATAACAGAAGAAACAGAAAATAAAATAACTGAACTAGAAGACGCAAGTACCAAGTTGCAAAGTGAGTGGGATAGTTTAGATAAAACCTATGATGAATTTATTTCCTTGCAACAGAAAATAGTAGATACGAATAATACTATTATGTCTA